GTCAGCACCACATTCCAGATCATCATTTCCATGGCTTAGCATTTCCACGCCCGCAGGCTTTTGTTGATGCGGCTGTTGGGGTCTTTGGCAGTCTTCTCGCTGGTCAGCTTCTTCTTCATGCCTTCCATACGGGCGCAGAAAGAGTCGCGCCTGCTGCCGCCCTCGGGCTGGGGGGCTTTCAGTCCCGGCTTGCCGGGGTTCGCCTTGTTGTAGGAGGCCCGCCCCTTGGCGTTCAAGCCCCCCTTTTCCGACTTGCCTTCTTTGCGTGTCCATGCTGGTGATTTAGCCATTTACAACTTTCAACTTTGGAGTGCAATGCTGCTCAAGCAGCGGCATCAGCACAGTGTCTTTGAAACTGCGGTGGTATTCCTGCGAACCAACGTGCGGCAGAGTTATCTCTGGGTCAACAAAGATGGTGAACCCGTTTGCGCGGGCTCTGCGGCAGAACGTGTAGTCCTCACCAAAATACTGGCCCTCAGCCAACTCAAAGTCAAACAGGGCGTATTCATCCCTGTTGTATGTGTCGTTGAAGTACTTGAGTTCTGGCCGCGCTTCAACCATCTTCTCAAGCACATGGCGCTGAATCATCATGAAGCCAGTAGCCACGTTCTCAACCCGCAGCATCCCGTGCTTGTCAAACTCAAGGGCCGAATTGGCATCAGTATAGATGTCCAAGAAGAACTTCTTGTCCTCTGCCCTGCGCGTGTACATGCCAGCGGTGATGTCCTTGCCTGTGCTCAGCGCCAGCAGGCGCAAGACCGACTCTGCGTCCACCACAATGTCTGCATCCACAAACAGCATGTCCGTGCAGTCAGACTCAAGGAAGTTTGCTGCGAGGATGTTCCGCGCCTTGGTGATGATGGAGCAGCCCGACAGATGCGATAGCTGTACCTGAACACCAAACTTCGACGCCTTGACCACCAAATCGGCCAGAGCAAAGGAAGTCTTGATGTTCAGCTTGCCATCGTACGCAGGTATCGCAATCATCAGTTTGCGACCTGCTACATCCATGGGGCGTGTCTCTTCAGCCATAGTAAATGTTTGCGGAAAGTAAGTTACTCATGCTCAAGTAGATACCGTTTTTAACCAGTATCCCTTCGCCGGGAATCAACGCAAAATTACCAAACAAGTCAGACGCACCCGTGTCATAGCTGGCAAGCCAAAGTGATGCGTATGCCGCTACGGTTCCAGCAACAATGGTTCCAGAGTTAATGTCTGTAACTGTAAAAGTGTTTGCGCCAGTGCGTGTAATTGAATAGTTACCGTTTGTGCCAGATGTTCCGCTTGCTGTCGCAAACGTAAGCCCGACTACATCTCCAGTAGCCAGTCCGTGCGCACTCTTGGTAACAGTGATAAGGGTGGCTGCCCTCTCGTATGTAGCGGCAACGGGTGCTGTAGTCGTGTCAAAGATGTCCAGTGTTCCAGCCGTAGCTGTACCAACCATAGACACTGCTTTGAGCCTATTGCGCCCTAAAACAACAAAACCAGAGTTGTTAAGGTGGCCTGATTTAACGTCTGTCTGCATACCCATAATCAATCTCCTTTAAAAAAGGGGCCGAAGCCCCAGAGATTAGATTTGGCCTGCGGCCTGATACATCGTGCCGTCAGAGTTGCGGACCACGTACTCAGCCACAATCACGCCCGCGCCAGCGGTGGACGCGCCTTGAGCAACCGTGTAGGTCACAAACTTGTCGGTGGTGCCAGTGTTGGCCCACAAGGCAGCAGCAGCCTCAGTGGTGGCGGCCACAAAGTTGTACACGCCGGGGCTGGTCACAGTCAGTGCGCCAGTGATAGCCGTTGCGCCAATCGACAGCGTGATGGTGGTGGCCGCATCAAAGGTCGTGGTCGTGATGAAGCGAATGTTGCTTATCAACGAGCCAGCGGGCAGCACGAACGCATTGGCTGCGTCAGCGTCATCGAACAGTACGGCTTTGGTCTGGACAACTTGTGTTGCGCCAGTGTTGCGGGTGTTGGCGGCGGCAGTGCCAGTCGTGTAACGATTGGTGCCCAAAAGCCACGGGCCAAGGTGAGTTGCGATTCCCATGATGGTTTCCTCATGCGGTTAAAGGTATGTCAATCAGCATGATGTCCGCCGGGACGGTTTGACATACCGGAGAGCCCGGATTGGCTCCTTTGTATCACGGCTTTGGGGAGAACGCAAGTGTTTGGTCAAGAGTTACGACACGGGACTTAGTAACAGGTAACAGCGTGCCCCACGCGCAGACAAAGAAAAACGGCCCCGAAGGGCCGTTTTTAGGGGGTAAACCCTTATGCGCCAGGGCTTCCGAAGATGCCGAGGGGGTCAGAGACGCCAAACGAATAACGCTCACGAGCTTTATAACGCACGTTCCCAGTATCAAAATCACCATCCATGGAATTTTGCAGCGGGGTACGCACAAAATGCTTCAGGCCGTTGGGGACATCGGTCAACAGGAACCAAGCGTTGGTGTCGGTCAAGAAGTGGTTGACGCAGTAGCCGCCGGGGATCGAACCATTGCTTTTCAGGGCATTGATATCGTTGTCGGTGGTGCCAACGCGCAGCTCAGTCTCCAACAGACGGGTGGCAACGAACATCAGCGCTGGGGGCACCACAAGCTTTTTGGGCTTGGCAGCGATCAGCAGGCCGCGCTCATCGGTCCACGCAGCGATTTGAATCACGGCGTTTTCCAAGGAGGTTTCGTTCAAGTCAGCGGCCACCGCAGGACGGTTGCTGTTGACACCACCGGAGACCAGTGGGTGAGCGGTCGAGCACAAAGGCACGCCGTCGCCGTAGGTCACGCCAGCCGCAAAGGCGTTGTTCAACACAAAAGCAGATTTGACCTGCTTGGTGTAAGCCATGCCACGGGCCAGAGCCTTGGTGTAGCGGCTGGAGAGGCTGTCGTACAGGTTATCTTCCACGGCTTCCTCTGTGATGGAAAAGCCCATCGCAATGGTTTCGTGGTTGTAACGTGCAGTCCAAGCTTCCTGCGCATTGTCATAGGCAATGGCAGAGCCCTCGTTCTTCACCGGAGCGGCGGAGAAGCCAGACAGCTTGGTTTCCTCTTCAAAGCTACGCTCCGAGGTCTCGGTCTCGTAGATTTCCTTGTGCTCTTCGCCGTACTTAGCGTACTCAAGGCCGAACAAAGCGTTCAAGCCGGGGAGCAGTTCTTTCAGCAGTTGTGCGCGTGAAATAGCCATGATTTACTCCTTAGACACCAGTGGTGTTGTTGTACTGGTGCGTGTTGATTTTCACCAACAGCTCGGTATACGTATCGGCGGCGGTGGCCGTTTCGGGCACAACGTCAATGACACGGATTGGGATGGTGGCCGTGGTCCCGGCACCAGTCAAGGTAACTGCAAACGCAGAATTGCCGGTGGTGGTGCTGCCAGCGTTCAAAACGAGGGCAAGGTTGGAACCAACGACAGTGCGGCCAGCAGTACCCATGGTGGTTCCAGAGGTCACAACTGCGACTTTGAACAGGGCCATCGGGTCATCAACAATGTAGGCGTAAGCCAGATTGGTTGAGGTAGATGCCGATGCAGGGATGTACTGGCTCTGAACGGTTTGGCCGCTAGAGTTCACGTACTGTCCGCCCATGCAGACGCCAACAATGTCACCAGAGTTGGTTGTGGTTGATTTAACCAGATAACCATCACTGTTGATGACCACGGTATCGCCATCAAAAATGGCGGTTCCGAAGCCAGCAGCTACGGGAATCTGACGGAAGGCACCGGCATAAGGCATGCCATCAATTCGATTGATGGGTTGCAAGCCATATGGACGGTCAACTGTGGGGTAAGCCATGTTTGAACTCCAAAAATTAAATACCTTTACCGAAAGTCACCTTTGAACTCCGCTCTTTGAACAGCGGCATCCGGGGGTCACTTTCACGCATGTAGGTGTTGTCCACTGAGTGCATCTGCGCATCGGCCTGTCGGTTGTAATGTGCATTGCGGTCCTCAACGAACTCCACCGGGGTTTTGCAAAGGAGCAACCCGCCAATCTCAATTGAGTCGGGGAACCGACTCTTGGGATCAACAAGAAAACGCAGTTTTGGCTGCGTAGACGCCTTCACGGGTTCCCAGCCCTCGCGGAGCTTTGAAGAAATGTTGGTAGGGTCAGGCTTGTCCAGTGTGGCAATTCGCACCCAACGGAACGCCCATCCAGCTTCTGGATCGGGGTCTGGCAGCAGTTGAGCAGGGGCCCACTTGGCAGGCCGCATGGAGTACTCCCGACTCTCGGTTTGCCGAGCTTCGGTACTACGTGTTTTGCGGCTGTCTTCCTTGATATCTTCCATCATTGATTCCTCATTTGTTCCGCAACCTTGCGTGCATACAGTTCCAACGGAACGTTCAGCCGCTTGGCGATTTCCACCTGCGATTTAGTAAGTACGATTTTTCTGGGCGCTGTACTACGTGTAGCTGGTGCGACTACGTTTGATGTTTTGGGGCGATGAGATGGCGCATCATCGGACTTGCTTGACTCAAACTGATCTGCAAATCGTTCCCTGATTTCCGCGTCAATCCGCTTGAAATACTCAGCGCTTGACGGGGATACGCCTTCATTCTGTACCAAATCTTCATGAACTGCAATAGCGTATGCAGTCATTTTTCGATTGTTACCAAACCAAGGGTTATTTTCCTTCCAGTCCACTACCCTCGGATCAACCTGTTGGGGGGCTTCGTAGGCAGGGGGCGGGGCAGTTTCCTTCGGCGTTTCTTCAACCGTGGCGGGTCTGAAGTTGGCCAGCTTGTCAAACTTGATGCGGGAGGTGGTCAAGTCCTCTTGGGCTGCCAGCAGGGCATCAGAATCCCCTGCTTCATACGCCTCTTTGTACTTACGCTTGGCCGCGTCAAGCTCGTTATTGACCACCTTTTTGGCCTGCTCAATCAGCGCACTTTGCCCTTGTGACAGGGAACCTTTGAGCTTTTTGTTCTCTTCAGCGATGACTTGTGCAGCCCGGACAGCCTCTTCCCGCTCACGCAGGGCGGCTTCCTTGGCCCTGCGCTCATCGTGATAACCCTTACCCAAGTGCGCCAGTCGATTTTTAAGGCTCTGGTCGGAGTACTTGGCCAGCTCTTCGTCGGTAACGTCCTTGGGCGCTTCCGTCATGGGCTTGCGGTTGCGATCTGCCATGGGGGTATCGTCAACGATCTCCACAACATCCGCTTCAGGGGTGGCTACTTTGGACTTTTTGTCCTCAACCTCGTCCGGAAACTCAAATTCGGTTTTTTCAATGTCATCCATGATTAAACCCTCGTGATGCCGCGTGGGTCTTGCACAACTGCTTCAACCGACTCGTCAAGAATGATGCGAAATTCCTTGCCGTGAATCTTGATCCGGGTGCCCGTGTTGGGGCGCACCAAAACAAAATCACCGACCTTGCAGCTCGGGCCATTGGGGAAGCGTTTGGCGTCCTTGTAAGCGTCTGGGCCCATCTTCACCACGAACAGTACGGGAGACAGCAGCTCCTCAAAGTGCATGGTTTGGCTGGACTTAATCAGGCCGCTGTCGTACGACTCGTCAGCGTCTGGGAGGACACACAACAGGTGGAACGTACTGGGGTCAGGCACTTGGCGGGCCTTCTCCTCTGCCGTACCCGGCAAAACAGATACTGGGCCTTGGGGGTCCAGCGTGTGCCCAATCAGAAATTCACTCATTCTCAGTTTCCTTTAATTTACGCACGAGGTCGGCTATTTCCAGTTGTGCGGTCATGAGACCTCGGATTTGCCCGCACAACTCCTTGTACTGCTCGTAAGACCTAGCATTACCAGCACACAAAACTTCACTGAGCTGAACCTTCTGCTCCTCCAACTTGTTGTTGAGGAGCCCAAGTGCCTTAGCTTCCATCATTCACCTTCTGGGTTAATGTTCGGTTGGGGGCGCGGCTGCGCCACTTTCATCATCTGCTGGCGCATCTTCATCTGCGCCTGCTGCTCCGCGTGGCTCAGCTTCTGCTGATGGGCTTGCTCAGCTTGTTGCAACTCCATGGCGTGGCGCTGCGCAGCAAGCTCGGGGTCCTCGCCGCTCTTGTTGGCCTCGGTCTGTGCTTTGAGCTGCAACTCGGCCTGCTTGAGCGCCAGATCGCCTTGGACCTTCTGCTGCTTGATAGTCACCTCTTGCTGCTTGAGCTGCAACTCTTGCTGCTGCATCTGCACCATCGGGTCTTGGGCCATCTGCTGAGCCTGTGCCTGCTGGGCTTTCTGCTGGCTCTGGGCCAGAAGCTGTTGCGCGGCTTGGGCCACCAAGCGGGAGAGGTTGACTTCCAAGTCCTGCGGCAAGTCCTCGTCCGGGGCAGGCATGGGGATACCCATCTGGTCTTCGAGCTTCTTGCGGTACGCAAACGCCAAGTGCTCAGCGATGTGTGCATCAATCGACGCCATCATCTTCTGGGCCAGCGGGTTCTGACCAATCTGCTGCATGATGAGCGGGTCTTGCTTGAGGGCCATGTGCGTGGCGATGTGCGCGTCATGGTCTTGGTAAATAAACGCCTTGACGGGCTTGCCGTTGAGGAACGCCATGTTCTCGCTGAGCGGGTCACGCGGCTTCATGTCATCGTCGATGGGCACCAGCTTGTCGGCATTCTTGATGCCCAGCACCTCCAACATCTGGCGGTGCAGGTGCGGCAGGTCATAAATCTGTGGGGCCTGCTGGCTGAGCTGGATCGCCGCTTGGTACTGCATGATCCGCTGGGCCATCGTGGCGCTGTTCGGATCGCTGACAGGTATGACCTCCACCATGTCGTAGTCGGCCTGCTTGGCCCGCATATCCCCGCCATCGGGGGTGTAGGTGTAGTTCTCTGGGGCGTACTCGCGGATGATGGCTTTGAGGAGCTTGAACTCTTGGCGCATGCTCCAGTGGACCCGTGCCTGCACCGCCGACATCAGCTTGAGCTGGCGCTCCAGAAGAGCCAGTGTGGTGCCCACCGGGGATTGCGCCGACATATCGCTGACCTTCATATCAGCGATTGACCCGAGGCGACGGCCTTCTTCAGTGATCTTGTCCAGCAACCCCGCCAGAACCATTGACGGCTCCTTGTACGGCAGGGTCATGATGTTGTCGCGCACCGACCCCGAGGGCACATCTACGTCCCGGAACTCACCGGGCTGGATGGGCGTGTCGTCGCCTTTGATCCGCAGGCCACGGGCTTTGAGGCCACCGGGCAGGTTAGCCAGCGTACCCGCGTCGACCAACTGACGGATCAGCGATGTACCTGCACGGGCGTAGCCGCCAATCAGGTGGATCAGACCCAGGCCGTACGCACCAGACCCCGGTATATACGTGTACTGTACGAAGTGATTGCGCTTTAACTTGGCAGGGTCGTCCGGGTTCCAGTTGCGGCGGATGGCCAGCACGTTCTGGGTGCCCCGGTCAATCGTGATGATGTACGGGGTGGCGATGGCGTCATCCTCGTTGTCCTCTGTGCCGCCGTCAAACCCCGGCACCACGTAATCAACGCAGACCTCGTAGATTTGGTAGCGGTCATCGGAGGTAAGGGAAAACCCTTGGTCTTCGGCCTTTTTCTTCTCGATGTCGTTGTATATGGCTTGGGGCTCACCCAAGTCCAGATCGCGGTAAAACCCGGCAGCCTGCAACTTGCGGATGTCGTTCTTGGTCTTGCGCATCACATGGGTGACCCGCTCAGCGTTCAGGATGCTCGACGCGCCGTAGGGGATGATGAGGTCTTCAGCGGGGATAAACACCGCCGTTTGCCGCTGCATGCCGGGGTCAAAGTACACCTTCTTGAACGCGCTTCCGGCCAGCCCCAGCGAGTAGAGCATGCGCTCGTGCTCTGGGCGGTACTCAGGCATCACCTCGGTGAGCTGGTAGTTCATGTCATCACGCACCCGGTCAGCGGCTTCCTCTTTGAGCCGGTCGACCGCGCCGATAATTTCTGTCTTGACCGGGCCTTTTGCCGGAAAGGTCTCGATGATGGTCTCGCTCTGGAAGCGCACAGCGGCTTCAGTCAGCACGGTTGAGAACACCCCGCAGGCACCGTCCCACGGCTCTGTGCGCTCTTCATACTTCATGCCGAGGACTTCCAAGCCCTTGACATACATATCTACCCAGTCCTTGCGGGCTGCAATGTCCGCGTCGACCAGCCCCATCAGATCAGAGGCGATCTTCTGCAACTCGCCCTCATCCATGTGCTCGGCAAGGTTGGCATCAAACTCAACCTCGTCGCCTATCTCTACCGCGCCCCCGATGTCAATTTCTACCTCACCATCTCCAAGGGGGATTTCAATCTCCATATCTAGCTCCACCATCGGAGCATCCTCGAAGGCAATACCCTGCGGGGCTGCATACAAACCTTTGTCCATCGAACTTGTGGCCATGGGGAATCCTTAAATCAGTAGTAACTGCCGCGTCTTTGGCGGTAGAGGGGTTCGTCTCGCAGGTCGGACCCAAGCTGAATAAACCCCCCGTTGCGATAGCGGGTCAGGGCCATGCTTGTGCAGTCCACCATGTCGTCATTTTCTGAGGCCGGGAACGCAGCAACCTGCTCTACAACAGCTTCCGCCCAGCGCCGCCCCGCAGGATACCAGACCATGCCTGATCTGAAAATATCTGCTACTGCGTTTAACCGTGCAACTTTATCGCCTGTGCCCCTGTGCGGGGTGAACTCCGACACGGGTATACCCATGCGCCGCAGCTCTTGGTACAGCGCCGTGCCTGCGGATTTCTTCTCCACGATAAACGCATCGGGTTTCCACTCATCCCACTCCCGCAGTGCCAAATCTTTAAGCTCGGGGAACTCCACCCGGACGTTGATGGCGTTGAGCAAAATAATATGCGGCTTGTCGTCGGTCAGTTTGGGGTGGCTAAACACCCCCCAAGTCAGCAGCGCTGTGAAGTCGGCACGGGTGTTCTTCTCGGCTGCCGCGTCAAGCGACATGATGATGAACTCCACCTCCGGTGGGTCTTCCTCCTCCCACAGTTTCCACCATTCACGTTTGATGATGGCACCTTCCTCGGAGGTGGGGTTTTGCTGGTACTGTGCGTTCCACTGGTACGCAGGCATCGACGCCTTGGTGCGGTGCAGCGCCTCAAGGTCGAAGAAATCAGGCCACAGAGCCTTCTCGTTGTCCGTGCCCTCGTTGAAAATGGCAGGGAACTCGAAGAATTTGTACTGGTCAGACTCGGTGTTGCGCACCATGTCCTTGGCCATCATCCCGATCAGGTCGCCGGGGTGCCACCGTGTGTGTACGATAGCCACACGACCCCTTGGCATCAGACGAGTACGCGCACCAAACGTGAACCACTCATAGGCTTTCTGAAAAACCTCGTAGTTGCCGTTCAAAATGTCTTGTTCTGAGAACGGGTCATCAACGATCAGGAAGTCAGCACCCCGTCCGGCCAGCGCAGAGCCCACACCGCAGGCGAAATACTCGCCCCCGGCGTTTGTGTTCCACCTTCCAGCCGATTTCGAGTCAGCAGACAGGCTCACCGTGGGGAATATGGCCTTGTAAGCGGGCTGATCCACCAAATTTCGCACCTTGCGCCCGAAATCCACGGCCAAATCGGTCGTGTGCGACACCATCAGCACCTTTTTGTCGGGAAAATTGCCCAAAAACCATGCTGGGAAGTACACGGAGACCATAAATGACTTGCCATGCCGAGGTGGTATGGATACCGCGATCCGGTCTTCGCGGTTAAACGCCATATCTTCCAGCAATTTGGCTAACCTACGGTGGTGGGCCCCTACTTTGTAGTCAGGGTTCATCCGCAGGCAGAACTCCAGCAGGCTTTGCCGGGCCAGTGCAGCCGTCTCGCGGGCCTGCATCTCTTCAAGCGCCTCATCAAACGCCTCAAGATCGGCAGGGTCGATCTTGCTCAGGTCCAGCCCAAGCAAATCTTGCAAGGAGAACTGCGAGAAATCAATTGTTGTGGTCAACAGCTTCCTCGTCTTCCAGCAGTTGCTTGGCCGCAGTCTTGGCGTCTACCGTCTTGGGCGTTACATCCTCAATCATCTCACGTTTGGACTTGAGTTCCAGCAGCTTGGCAACCCTGTCCTTGATCGACGCCTCCAGCTCAATGGTGGTCTTGTGCTTGACGGTGATCTCGGTGCGCTCAACAAACAAGCCCACATCGCCAACCTTGCCCAGCAGCTCCAGCGCACGGATGCGTATCTTGGGGTCCGGGTTGGTGGTTTCTTCAATTAGCTTATTGGTAACGTAGGTGCGAATCTGCACAGCCGACTGGACCACCACCTGATCGTACTCACTCAGTATGGTGCGCAGGTACTTGGCAGAAGCCGAGGTGGTGATCTGGGTGGTCAGGCCCGGAGCTGGTGCAGCAGGGGCAGCGGCAGAAACCGAAGCGTGGAACGCTGCACGGGCAGCCACCTTGTCTAGCTCAGTTGGCTCGGTCGGAGCGCCAAACGCCTCAAGGAACTCTGCGGTCTTGAAGAGGGCAGCAGCCTTTGCATGTAACTCCATTACCGCATCCCTTCCCTCGGGTAGTGGCACGGACAGTTCTGGTATTACTGTAAGCATGGCGCAAATAATACATCAGATGTGGCAAAAGTGTCTAGGTACCATCAAGGGGGGTGTGTTCTGGAACGAGGGGGGTGGGGTCCGCCCGGGGGATTTTTTATTTTATAGGGGGGTGATTTTAGAAATATTGGGCTTTGTTTGAGCGGAACACAGTGTAATGCAAACACCGGAGTCCCATTCGTAGTCTTGGGGGTGCCGCCCCGGTGGGGGAACTGGTCGGCCGAAATGCCGCCCCGCGTGGCGGGCTGGCGGGAGAATTCCTACCGGTAGGAAAGCCTGCCACCATTTGACAATGCCTGCCAATGTGTCACAATGCAGTCATGCCTTAGGTAAGGCATGACCTCCCGGAGGTTTCCGGGTTTCGTAATGAAGGGTATTTCATCATGGCAAAATTTCCTCTCGACACTATCGCCCTCTTTAAGGGTATCGCCACTGCCCATTGTGGCGGGCTTACTGCCCTTGAAATTATCAAAGGTCATATTGCAACCTTGCGTGAAGGTGGATACACAATGGGCAAGTCTGTTAAGACTTGCCAGTATCGCGTGCAATGTACTGATGCCTACATCGCAGCTTTCCCGAAAACCACAAAAAAGACAATCGCCAACTATGTAACGGCCGTGGTGGATTCGGTCAACAATGGCACGGAGTTTTCGTTCTCCGCAAGCAAGGGCAAGGGCAAGGGCAAGAAAAAATCGGATGCCGATAAGACAATTTTCCCGATTCTCGCAAAGTTGTTTTCCCATGAGGGTTTCGCTTCACTAGTGTCAGAGTTGCAGTCCTCTTATGACAATGATGAGGGTTCACTGTCTGACCTTATCAAAAATGCTCTCATGGCGGACGGGTATGAAATTTCCGCATAATTTCTACCGGTAGTAATTTCACCCGGGTTTTTACCCGGGTTTTTTTGTGCCCGGATTTTGTCCGGGTTTTTTTGTGCCCGGATTTTGTCCGGGCTTTTTTTCGTCCGCGTTCTGGAACGCGCCACTCCATCTACCAACCAGACCCATAGCATGGGTTTCCCGTGACATTACGTGATAACGCCTGCGTC